CGTCCCAGACAGGCTGGAGAAAAATTCACCATTAAAGGCGTGAACGCCCACGCCTTCACGGATGAACTCTGTAAAAGTACGCTTCCCCTCGGCATCCATTTCGCCAAAAATACCATCGCAATATTCTGTCCATGCAGCTTCAACCTCATCCACAAAACTCTTCGCTGCGCTCTCACGCATACCAAGATAGCGCCAGTTTGGACGATAGCTGATAAGAAACAGGTGTCCGACAATATGATCCTTGTGCAGCGCCACCGCATTTGCTGCAATACCATTATTACGGACCAGATCATCAGCCCGCGCATTGCCGAGGCGCAACGAAGGCAGCAGCGCGGCATCCACGCTTTCCGCCGGGGGCATCCAGTCAGCCATCTGTCCGCCGAAACCGATCCCCCCGCCGGTGTATCCCAGACTTTCCCGCAGCGGCGTGCCGTGAACATCCACCAGAACCGGGGTGCGCTTCACAGTCTCACCCCCACAGGTGCCCGGCGGCGACCATTGCACAGTGACGCCTCAAGTTCCGCGACATATTTTTTCAGCTCCCCCACCGATGTCGTGGTAAATTCAACCCGTCGCCCGTCTTTCTGAACCGTCGCCACCCGTTTTCCCGTCATCAGGTCATGCAGCGCGACGCGGGCTTCCTGTAGCTCAGTGATTGTTGCCATTAACTCCTCCTGCCAGCATTGCGGCCAGTTGTTCAAGTGTCGGGGTATCCTGCTCTTCGCTTTTCCTTGATGTCGCCAGCGCCTCCAGATCCAGTTGCCAGCGCTGCACAGACACCCGTAACGCTGCACTGGCATAGACAAGACAATCCAGCGCTTCGTTACGACGTCCTTTGGCATCCCATAACAGCCGGAATTTTCCGTTAACCAGTTTCTCCACCAGCTCTTCGGCTACCAGTTGCTTCGCTTCCACCTCCGTAAAAACATCCGGATTATCCGGAAAGCGGATCGCATAAGGCGTGGCTTCGTCGGCAGGCGCAGTAACCGCCCCCATTCTGGCGTAAAGCATTTCTTTGGCAGTATCAGTACCGATTTCGCACAGGAATACCCCGCTCTGGTTGCGTTTTTTAGGCATGGTAATAACGGGTTTTCCGTAAACGGAGGCCCCTTTGACAGGCAGCACGCGGAAAATGCCGTGTTTTTTTGAGCGTTTATAGACGATTTCTGCATCGATACCGCCGATATCCCAGCAGATACGGGAAATGGAAATATCCGTCCCGTCAGCATGACGATATTTTTTATTAATGACGGCATCCACACGCTGCAGGGTATCTTCATCATCATGCCGTCCCATGATAATTTGCTTATCAATAAGGAAAGCCTCTTCGCCCGGCGCCCAGCCCCAGACATACATTTCATAACGGTTACGCTGGGAGTCGATACCAGCGGTCAGATACACCACCCGCTCCGGAACCGGCGCCGCATAATGAATCACTTTTTCCAGCAAAAGCTCATGGCTGAGTTTTTCGGCCACCGCCTCTTCATAAGGCTCGCCCAAAGTGGTGTTTATAAAGGTTTTCACACCATTTGGATCTTTCAGCGCATCCAGCCAGTCATAAATAATCTGTATCCAGGTGGTAAAGGGACTGTAAGCCGTCCAGATATGAAAGGTAATGGATCGTGGCGGCGGAACCTCCTCACCGGACGCGCTGAAATAAGCCAGTCCATCGCGTGTCCACATGCCTGTGTTATCGCAAATCCAGCGGCCTGCTTTCTGATCAAGTTCCGATTGACGGATCACGCATCCATTATGTTCACAAAGGTAATACACCGTCTCCGGCTTGCTTTTCTCCCATTTCAGACCGAACGGCGTACTGCCATCACCGAATTTAAGGTACTGCTCTTCGCCACAGTGCGGACACGGTACATGAAAACGCATAAAATGCGCCGATTCATTTGCCGCCTTTTCAATCTGGCATGACCCTTTGACTTTTGGTGTGGAGCCCCGAATGGATTTAGGCCAGACAGAACCTTCAATACGTTTATCCCCCAGCAGCGTCGGCGAACCTTCTTTCTCGACATCCGGCTCAAAAGATGACAATTCGTCATAGCAGACCACATCCACCGATTTTTCACGGTAGTTTTTGGCTGCTGCACCGCCGAGGCACCAAAACCCGACACCGGAAGAAAAGCGTTTCAGGGTAAGCGTGTTATCACGATGTTTACGCCCGAACCAGGGGGCCAGCTCCAGCAATACAGGAACATCCCTGATAGTCGGCTCCACGTGGGATTTCATAAAATCCTCAGCGGATGAGTCGGTCGGCTGGAACAGCAGGCTGTTGCGCGACTTGTGCTCTATGAAATAGCCTTCCACCCCCAGCAACATTTTGGTATAGCCCACGCGGGCAGACTTAATGAGGTTTACAACGCGGATCAGTTCATACCCCATCGCGTTCATTATCGCTACCTGAAACGGCAGCGTTTCCCATTTGCCGGGGGTGTAGGAGGACTCTTTTGGCAGATAGTAATACTCATCAGCCCACTGCACGGTGGTAAGCGGTACGGGAATATGAAGCGCTATCAGCCCGTTAGTTATGGCTCTGTTGGCATTATTCGCCCTGCGCTCTCCGGAAATCATCGGTCCACTTCTCCACATCCGCTATCGTGGCGGCCCTGCCTGACGCCCTGGCGATTTCCGTTCTGACCACATCGATGTGCGACTGGCACAGATCAGGATATTTGCGCTGTAATACCAGCGGTACCCTTGACAGTATCCCTGCTATTTCCTGAGCCACCCGTTGCAGGATGTAGGTGAACAATTCGGTCTCAAGAACCAGCCCTTCGCGCTCAGCATTTTTAAGTTCCTGCGCATCCGCCTGGGCTTTTGTCAGGCGGTAGCGCTCATAGTCGATGGTGCCGGGATTAAGATCTGATTCCGCAGCGGCACGTAAATCATCAACCTCTTTACGCAGCTTTTCATTTTCAATAGACGCATCACGCTCCGCGTACCATGAAATCGCTGCCGCGGTGTCGAACACTGCTTCGTTACCTTTTCCTCCTCCGGAAACAAGTGGCAGCCCCTGGCTTTGCCAGGCTGTGACAGTTCTGACGTCACAACCAAAAATTTCAGCCAGTTTTTTTTTATTCACGTTCATGGAAAAGTCTCCCGGAAACAGGAAAGGATCTGCGACCTTCGTTTTTAACTAAAAACGTTATCCAGCAGATCCTTTCTTTTTTCTAAAAAAACCTTTAAAAACAGGAAATAAACGATAAGAAGAACGGATCTGGCTTTTCCCTGAAAATTTTCATAAGGAGTGAAATCCTGCGACGCTGCCGCCCCGTAACAGACAGAATTCCCGGAAAGGACCCTGGAAAAAACCGAACACTTATTGTTATAATATAACAATCAATCATTTTAACGCTGACTGAGGGTCTTACATATGAAATTCAAGAGTATCGCTAAAACTGTTTTTCTTTTTGCACTGCTAACCTCAGCTGGCTTTGCGACTGGTAAAAACGTTAATGTCGAATTCGATAAAGGACAAAATAGCGCCAGCTATTCCGGCGTAATAAAGGGATACGATTACGATACATATAACTTCCAGGCCAGAAAGGGGCAGAAAGTACATGTAAGTATTTCGAATGAAGGCGCAGATACCTACCTGTTCGGGCCAGGAATTAGCGATTCCGTTGACCTGTCCAGATATTCATCTGAACTGGATGACAATGGCCAGTACACGCTACCGGCGTCCGGAAAATACGAACTGAGAGTACTTCAGACACGTAATGAAGCCCGTAAAAACAAAGCGAAAAAATACAGCGTCAATATTCAGATAAAATAAATGCCAGCCTGGTCAGGGGATTCGCTCCAACACCAAGCTTTTCAGCCACTGGGTTATTTCATGAGGTGTACCAGTTTTTAGCGTCTGGTTACGCTGCGTTGATACATGAGGTCTTTTTCTTCAGTACCATAGTATGCGACATATGTCCGTATATCCCCTTATAAGACATTTTGTGCTCTTTATGACACCCTGCAGGCCGGAACCGTAACCGTCCTGCGGGAATTTTTTATTTGCACTGCGTCCGGATGTACTCCTGCAAATACTTCAGTTTTTCCTGATCGCTGATGATTCCGGCGCGGATATCGAGAACGTTTTGTCCAGCAACTGGAGAGAGTTCGACGGTGGCAGCATTGCCCACGCGGCGGGTACTGGCGGTTTTGGTTGTGGTTGGCACTGTACAGCTTCCTTCGACACGCACCCGGCTACCAGCAGCAAGGCGGCGCTGCAAATCAGTATTCCTGTTTTGTGCATCAGCTAGTTCCTTTGTGTATTTTGCATCGAGGACGGCAACGTCACGCTGGCGCGTTTGCATATCGCTGATAGTCTCGTTAGCCATCTTCAGGTTGTGAGTAACGGTATCACGCTGGTCTTTGTACTTCACGGCGTTACCGTGATAGTGACTGGTAGTCCAGCCCAGCGCGGCGGCCAATATAAGCAATGAGACTATTACGCCAGTAGTTATGCGGTTCATGTCACCACCAACGGATTTGCCCTACAAGATAGCCAATAGCAGCGACAAACAGTACCAGCCAGATCAGGATAAATTTCCAGTTTGGTAATTGCTCAATCATTAGTCGCAACTCCCTAATCAGTTTGCTAATATCAATCACAGGTTCTCCCTTGCCTTCATCAAGGTGCAGAAACAGAAAACCCCGACTGTTTGCAGCAATCGGGGTTTTCGCTTTTATATCCTTCGTAAATCAGAAATCGGCAGATTTTGTGTTATCCGTCCCTGGGGCGCCATGTCATTTTTTGGTGAATTATTCCGCTGACAACCATTTATTGATCAATCCCCCAGCACGCCAGCGCCGACTCCTGGTCGCGTCGTATCACCTGGCCGTAACACTGATTTTCCCGGTTGTGGCAGTCTTTGCCGCCGTCATATACCCAACGGCGGATTTCTGCACACGCTCCCTTACGATCTCCTGCGTTCAGCTTTCTGTAGAACGTGGAGGGCAGACATTTACCCGGCCCAATGTTGTACGGGCAAAAACTGGCGATCCCCACTTTCTGCGGCCCGGTCAGTGGAACATGGATATTTTTATTGACCCACGCCAGCGCTTTATCCCGCTCGATGGCGTTGTAATGGTCGCACTGGCTTTGTGTCAGTCGCTGGCCTTTCACAACGGGTTTACCATCGATACGAGTCACGCCACGGCATACTGACCAGACGCCTCCGTTATCACGAACGGCCACCAGCGTATTTCCTTCCCGCTCCTGCAAAAACTGGTCGAGTAGTTGCGGTGCGCTGGCACCGGCGGCAATCAGCGCCAGCATGGCGGCGGAAAGACCGTATTTAACTTTTGTCCTGAGCGCCATTACTGCCCTCCGGCATTTCAGATACCGCCAGCATTTTTAACGTGCTGTCATGGTCGTTTTTTTCCAGAATCCGGGCGATTAGCCTGTTACGCTCCTCCATCGCGGCAGCCTGCCTTGCCTGAGCCTGCTCTGATTTCTTTTTGTAATGCTTATTGACCAGAAACGTACCAATACCCAGAACAATACCTATCAGCGCGCCGTAGTCGTTTAACGTCCACTGGGCGCATATGCCGCTGATTAATGCCCAGATGTAGGCCAGCCATGTCGTATGTTTATCCATTGTCATAACTTCCCCTGTCCGGGAAATGGACTACCCGGATGTCGGGTAAGTGGCAAAAGAAAAGGCCGCGCAAAATGCGCAGCCTGGGAATGAGCTCTGCTCTGTAGCGGTGTATATATCCTTCTGATATTGTAAATTTGCGAATATCACAACATAGAGGATATATGGATATATATGAGCGGTAAGACTTTTTACACCCTCGACAGGGCTGGAACGTTAGTAGAAGATGCTCGTATTGATTATCAGGATACTTTTAGCCCGATCGTCGAACTTAAAGAGCATATCGAAAGCCGTTTCTGGCAGAAAGTATCAAGGCACGGTAATAATTACCTTTTCAACTACAATATCAACCTTCTAAGTTCAAATGAAAATTTAAGCGTTTTCATGGAGATGTTGCTTGAAGAAAGAAGACGTGCAAGCTTTCCTGATAGGCCATCACGATTTCGATCACTTTTTGCCTGTGAGACTGTCCGCGAAGCGGCATGGTTCCGGGGCTCAAGCAAAGCCAATCTGAGCACAGCGATTTATGAAGTTCATTCTGAGCTTGTTTGTCACAGGGCAGATATGAAGCTACTCAATGTAAACTGTACCCCTCCAGAAATGTCACACCGACTGGATCTTTACTGGCAAGGTAAAACAAAAGAATTGTATCCCGGCTATGAACCATTTTGGGAAGTACTTGTACCGTTGCCTGCAATCATTGGTAGGAGGATTCAGGAATAACGGATTGTTGTCCTGACTCCGTTTTTACTTCCGTAGCCAAAATAGCTCTGACCCAGCTTTAATTCCTGGATAACTTTTTCCATTGCTTTCAGCGCATCCTCCAAATGATAACAGTCAACTTCAAGCACAAACGTTTTGAGGTTGTCGCTGTTAACTCCCGGAAACAATGAGTGGCTGTGTTGACCCGGTTGATACATAGTGTCCTCCTGAAACGACAAAATCCCGCGACTTCTGCGGGATTTTTTTGCAAAATAATGCGGGAGCCAATCCCCGCTATGCGGCAGTGGTATACAGAAAATCAGGGGTATGATTTACGCAGCTAATATTTCAAACCGTCTTCCAGGCGCTGCCAGCGCGTTCTATATCTAAGCTGGGGGTTGTAACGGCCCCGACAGTACTTCTGCTTCACCGTTATGGCAGATATCATCGCCTCTTGTCAGATGCCAGACACCGACAATAAGCTGTCCTGAATCCAGGTCATCTACAGTGTCATTCGTGTAATACGCCACCTGTACAACACCTACATGCTGAATCCAGTAGTAGCCTTCTTTCATACGTCCTCCCTCACTTTGAAAGAACAGTATAATTATCCTGTAAAAGCTTCCCGGAAAAAGAAGTAACAATCCCTCTTAGCTTCTGGTTTAAACACTATGACGAAATAATCACTCTTAACAGCATATTTAATTTTTTACGATTGTAAATGTTTGATTATTTGTTACAGATAAAAATATTTTTAAATGATATAGCAACTACAAAACCTCAAACCGTGACCTGGTGCCTTCTTTTTTGGGTACCCGGCTGAGTCGGGGTACGTTAGTCCTAATGGTCTTAATTTAAAAGAAAAGAATAATGAGCGATAGTATCGTCCCTTTGTTAACCTTAAAACCTGATATGTATCAGCAGGAGGTACTATGCGGGGTATCGGAGCTGTTATCCACTTTCGCCCACCGACAGGCAGCAGCGCACCATCCCCCGACGTCAGCGAGAGGTGGAACAGTATCAGAGACTGGTTCTCCCTGCCCGTTCAGGATGAGGCCGCACAGTGCTTTCGCGTTTTTTATCAGCCGGATGAAGCCATGACTCCCTCCGACAGGTTGAAGAACTTTTTAAAACTGAAAGCACTGGCCTCTCCGGGACGCCAGGATAATTTCACCACAGAGCGAATACTCGGTACCGGTGAAACCATCTGCATGATTGCCTCCGGTAAAACAGCGACTTCCCCCCGTCACACTTCACCTGAGCGACCAGGAATGGCATATGACACAATCTCAGGAAGAGACGGCTGACTGCACAGTATTGCCGCTTAGCGCTGGTAACCCGGCAGCGACCACCGCAGAAGAGAGCACCGGAGCAAGCCGAAAAGGAAGCCGCATTACAAATACTCAGATTCAGGCATGGCGGGACCTGTCACCGGAGGCGAAACGAGAGGCCGGCGGCTGGAAAACATGGGCGCAGCCTCAGGGGATATCCATCAGTTGTGCTAAACAATATCTGACAAATACAGGGCTGACCTCCCGCGGAGTGGAGCGGCTGCAGCCGCCAGGAGAGAAGGGTTCCTCCATCACAAATGCACAGATTCAGGCATGGCGGGACCTGTCACCGGAGGCGAAACGAGAGGCCGGCGGCTGGATAAAGTGGGTACAAGCACAGGGAATATCCATCAGTAGTACTAAACAATATCTGACAAATGCAGGGCTGACCTCCCTCGGAGTGGAACGGCTGCAGCCGCCAGGAGAGAAGGGTTCCTCCATCACAAATGCACAGATTCAGACATGGAGGGACCTGCCACAGGAAGTGAAACGCGAGGCAGGCGGCTGGATAAAGTGGGTACAAGCGCAGGGAATATCCATCGCAAGTGCCGGAAAATTTCTGACAAGCACCGGGCTGACCCCCTTTGGTACAAATCGCCTGAAACAACCAGGAGAAAGAGGTACCCCTATTACAAATCAGCAGATTCGAGCGTGGCAGCACCTGCCACAGGAAGCGAAACGCGAGGCAGGCGGGTGGATGACGTGGGCACAGGCTCAGGGGATAACCATCGACAGTGCCGGAGCCTTTCTGACCAACAGCGGGCTGACCCCCTTTGGTACAGAGCGCCTGAAACCGCCCGGGGTAAGAGGTACCTCGTATTACAAATCAGCAGATTCGGACGTGGCGGGACCTGCCGCAGAAGGAGAAACACATAGCTGGCGGCTGGATGACGTGGGCACAGGCACAGGGCATAGACATTAGTAGTGCAAGTGCCTATCTGACAAACACAGGACTGAAGCCCCGGGGAGTGGTACGACTGCAACCTCCCGGGGAGAGGGGCTCCCCCATAACAGAGGCGCAACTTCTGGCATGGTTTAACATGTCATCGGAGCAACGCCGTGCATCAGGCGGGTGGGCCACATGGGCGCAGACGCAGGGGATATCCTACATAAGCGCCAGAAAGTATCTGGCACCGCTAGACAGCGAGATACCATCCAGTGGCACATCGCGTCCGCAGCCGTCCGCAACCGTCACGAGTGACAGTCCACGGGCATCAACATCCGCAGCCACAGGTGATGAGATAACCGTCAGCGTGAGTACCCCACCGGCGAGCAGCGGGGAAAAACGATCGCTTCCCTCGACTAAAGAGGATATCTCAGCCCCGCCGGCAAAACAGATGAAGGAAGAGGAGGATGACGTTACCTGGCGCACACACCAGATAAACAATAAACTGCCCATTCTGCAACACTGGCGTGACCCGACAATATCGGTTATGGCCCAGGCGGAAGGCAGGATTGAAACCCTGCAGGTCACACGCTGGGGTCCTCTTTTTAACGCTTTACCCCGGCAGACAAAAGCCAGGATTAATCAGGAGATTCGCTGGTTTTTGCAAAATGAAGGAAGGCATGATGCGCGGATGAATGAAATGATGTCCGTCGCTATCCCCCTTGATGACAGCGACGGTTACAGGGGGCGTACAGTCTACGCACGAACCGTTCTGGCGGCGTTTACCGTACTGGGCCCCTACTCCGGCCGCCTGCTGGACAGTGAAAAGGTACGGTGTAAATACGAAAAAGAATATGGGAAGGAAGCCGGTAATTATTATTTTGCCACGCGAAGCCAGGAACGCCTGGTGTCCGCCTGGCCGGAAGGAAATATCCTCAGCCTGATTAACAGTCCGGCATTTTACCCACCGGACAGCGGAGACAGAAGCAAGACAGAACGTCAGCGCGGTGCTTGTCGGGAAGAATATCAACTTTTACGTCACCACACGCGACATCAGCGCCGGGGAAGAACTGTGGTTTGATTACGGACCAGACTACCGGCATTTTGAGTCAGGTGAAGAGCTACGTTCAGCGCAGGTTAAGGAGGAGCCGTCTTCTCCAGAGGAAGGATAGAAATACTTCATCCTGACCTGTAGACATTCTGTACATACTGTTTTTTCAGTAGTCAGACGCCCGGAAGTGATGTCCGCACTTCCGGTCTGCCCCGGACATCAGAGTTTCGGATTTACTCCATTTCCAGCCTGATATCAAGCATCATCAGCATACCATCAATTATCCCTTCGGCTTTCTGAAGCAGTCGACCTATCCGGCAATCAGAGCATCCATGCTTTCGGGCCAGCATCATGAACGTCATTCCCATCACATAATAGTCCATCAGCAAATCATGCAGGTCGCTGTTATTTTTATTCAGGCGGGCCATGCATCCACAAATGATCATCGCATCATCATCACAGCATTGCGGACGGAATTTAACTTTCGACGGAATAAGCCCCTTAAAGCCTGCGGCGATATGTGACCAGACCACATCTTCATGATTATTGGCTACCCATGCCCCCCATAATTCAAGAACCTTATGAATATCCCGCATTATCACCCCTTACCCCTTAATAGTTGCCGGAGTTATCAGCCCACAACGGACCAGTTTAATCACTGTCAGTACGATCGCCCTGTTCATCAGACACCGGCGCTCTTCTCTGCTCAGGTGACTGCCGTTATCGATTTCATGATGGCATTCCTGACAAATAGCCGCCGTAGCGCAGCCATCCGTTTTCATTCCCATGCCTTTGCCCTCATTCATGTGTGCGACCTGCGTTCCCCACCGCCCGCACAACACGCGCTGTTCAATCTGCCCGACGGCAGCAAGCCATTTTTTACTGCGGTAAATATTCATTTCAGATAAGAGCATTTACGTCTCCGTTCTGGCACATGATCAAACTCCGGTAACAGGGCGCTTACTGTCCAGTTAATACAGTCATAATTCAGGCTACGTTCCGTCTTTACGCCCCTGCGCCGATACTGCTTCACCAGCTCATCCGCCTCTTCAGTGGTACACGCCGGATGCTGAAACCATGTCATTTTCATGCGAACTCCAGCAGATGCGCGGCCACGTTTTCAACTTCTTCCGGAGAGGAAAATTTACGAAACAGAATCCAGTTCCACAGGACGTTCAGCACAGCCTTATAGACCTGTTGAAACTCGGTTTCGTCCATACTGGCGAACGCTATGGATTTCGCCCGGCGCCCGCGGCTGCCATCCGGATAAAAATGCTCGGTATAAAACCCGGCCTGAACGGTTACCCATTCCCGGAAGGCATCGAAAGATTTAAGAAGGGCGACGTCCCCGGTTCGCAGGGTAGCTACGTTATGGAGGTACTGTTCCGCCGCCTCGTTAAGGGCCAGGGTATATTCCTGGCCTGCGGAGTCGCAAAGAAAATTAACGAATCCGGAGATAAGTTTCTGTTCCCGCGATGTGACCGTGCCGCCAGTTGGCGCCCAGTAGTCGAAACCAAGCTGAAGGAGTTTAAAAAAGCGTTTATGAAAGGCGTAGTTGCGGACACGCTTAAAATCGGCGTGTATCCACTCACCGATTTTTACTGAGCGCAGGAAATCCCCACTCTCCGGCGTCGCCGGGAGCAGAAGCCCTGATGAGGTTTGCTTGACCAGTTGTAAATGCGCCATCGTTCTCTCCGGTGGCGCAGTAGATTGGGAGTTCAGCCCGCAGACGAGTATAACAAAGGATGATTATTCATGATAACCAGCCCTGATAGTTAGCTCATTAATCAGGGTATCGCCCCCCATGATGTCATTTTGCAACAACGGCAGAAACCGGACATAGCGGCCATCCCGATACATCAATGACCTGTTGCAGTCAGGAAAAAAATCCATTTCAGCAATTACTGTCATGTCATCACGGCGAATAACAGCATATTTACAAGTGAATGTTTTATTTAAATTTTTCACGGTGTCTCCATAGATAACGAACTTGAGCATTTTTAAAGCATCTTCATTCTCATCATGAATATATAGGAGGCTATTAATTAACATAATTAATAAATATGACTGCTTTTTGACCACATGCAATGACATTTTCTCTGTGTTCTATTTATAATCTTATAACTGGTTATTTTTTGACATGCTCATTTCCCGGACATTAAAAAACCCGCCGGAGCGGGTTGAATGTGGGTGCATTGAGGATACCTGACACATCAGAGGTGGCGGGGATTTCTCCCCGCCGGGTCTCTTACTCCTCAGATTCGTAAGCCGTGAAGACAGCGACCTCCGTCTGGCCGGTTCGGATGCGTACCTCGCAGAGGTCTTTCCTCGTTACCAGCACCGCCATTACAACGGTGATACAGATGACGATCAGGGCGATTAACATCGCCTTTTGCTGCTTCATAGCCTGCTTCTCCTTGACCTTTCGGTCCGTAAGAGGCTAATCTACGTGTGTAGAGCATAGATGTGGCCTCAGTTTAATGTTAAGCGTCCTGCAAGACGCCGAATGTTAACTGGGGCTTTTCTCTGTCTGCCTTTCACGAATGCTCCAGGCAAACAGCCTCAAGCACCCGCAGCAATTGTACTCAACGCTCTGTGTTACGCCAGCTATTTGTCAGCCTCCACGCAACTGTTATGTATCATTTCGGCGTTCATCACCTTGTACCCCATACCTTCAACAATCATTTCCGCCCGTAGCACATCCGCTGTAAATCCACTGACAGTCGTTGTCACGATAAAAAAACCCTCACTCACGGCCCGCAGCTCCGGTACACGCAGCAGAATTTCATCAACCAGATGGATATGTTTCTCCACCAAAGGAAACCGCTGGTGATAACCAGACGGGACTCAGATCCTCCTTCCTGGTATTCGATTTTCATGCAGATTTCGCCTCCCGGTAATTTCCCCGATAAAATGCCAGTACCCGTCGCATCGTCACGCTGTTCCGGCACTCCGTACAGATAACGTTTCTGGTCCGGTCGTAGGAACTCACGACACCTTCCGGCGTTTTCAGAAAGCGGGTAATCCTGGCATCTTCACGTTTCTGCTTCCAAAGCAGGAAAGCCTGTTCCGAAGGGAAAATACCGCTTCTCCCGGCCTGATACAGATCCCCACAACTTTCCGCTTTTTCCAGGTAGTGGCGGGCTGTAAAAATGGTTAACCCCGTTATCTTCCGCAGTTCTCCAAACGTCATCCGACCGTGGGTTCGTACCAGTTCCGTCAGGCGCTTCTGTATTTCAGCTTTCTGCGCCAGTGTG